GGTTTACGAAAACGGTCAGTGGCTTGTTGGCTCACCCAGCTTTGACAAGTGGGTAAAAGTAAATGCATCGTCTTTGCGAGGCGCAAAACGTTGCGCGTTGAACGAATTCCAGACGGCTGTAGGCGGGAAAATCCAAGTTGCACAAGCAATGGGTGACGGAGATCAACAGCAGGTTGTTGAGTTGTCTCGCAAGCACGGCTATGACAACTGGGTTGATGCCCCATGAAGGGGGAAACCATAAAATTCCCGATTTATGCGTATCGGGTCAGGTATTCGGACAACGGTGGGGACAGTGTGCAGCACGCATTTACCGCCGACCTGCCAGAGCCAGAGCCCAATTTAACTGCTACAGGTGAGCAAATAGGCTTTACCGGCTTTGCGACTGGGTACGGTATTTGCGGGTTTGTGTGTTGCATCCTGAAACTTGGCGAATCGGTTGTGATTGAGGGTGATTACCTGGTGCTGCGTTCGCCTAGCGCGAATTCTGGCACAGAGGGTTGGCAATATTCCGCAAACGATTGCGTGCGTTTTGATCGCGACTATGGGAATGGAAAAAACAGGCTGTGGTATTGGGAGAAAAAATGACCCATACCGAAACCACTTCCAAAAGCCCATCTAATGATCGAGGGCAGGGCAGGAAAAGCCTATCCGGTGGTGGCAAGACCCCTATAACAGCTATCCGGCTAGCCCCCGAGCAAAGGGAGAAGCTAGATCGTTTAGGTGGCTCCGCATGGGTGCGCAAAGCTATAGACAGTGCCACCGATAGCCAGGCAACAGAAAGCCCGGACAAGGCCAGCCAGGTCGTTGACAAGGCTGTCAATCAAGCCCTGGACAAGATCGAAAAGGGAATCAGCAAGCTGATCGAAAACGCGAGGATGAAAACATGAAAGCACTATCTGTGCAGCAGCCGTGGGCTGCTTTGCTTTTGGATGGAATCAAAACAATTGAGGTTCGGAGTTGGGCAACAAAACACCGAGGCCCGTTGCTGATCTGTGCCAGTGCGATGCCCAAAAACGTGTTCTTCAAGTTCAACGATGGTGGCACCGAGCTACTGCCAGCTGGTGCCATTATTGGCATTGTTGACCTGATCGACTGCCGTCCGATGGTCGAGGCCGATGCGAACGAAGGCGGTGCAGCTTGCGACTTTTCACCTGGTGCATTCGCATGGGTTGTTAAACGCGTTACCTGGTGCAAACCAGACCCGTTAAAAGGTGCATTGAGTCTGTTCAATGTTCCCGATGAAAAGATCATCAAGCTAAACGATGATTCGACCGAGGATGTTGATTCTTTTTGGTACTACCCGAAGCCTCAAGGAGAAATCAAGTTTGATGCCAGAAAGCACCATCACATCGAGTTCGATTAGCCGCAAGGCTTTTTGATACGCAGCCCTTCGGGGCTTTTTTTACGCCTATTTGAAAGGAAATCATCATGGCAACACGAGCAAGCAACCGGGGTACAACTGGCGCAGGTACAACTGGCCGCATTGGCGGCAACGGAATGCGCGCCATCAACAGCATGACAGCCAACCTGCAAGCTGGCCGCAACGGGTCATACATGACCAATAGCGGCCCGGTGAACCGCAAGCGTGCAGCCGGAGGCGGTTAACCAGCAATGGAAAACCCCTTCGCTGCATTGCGGCGGCAAGCTGCACTATCGGACTCGGTGATAGTCAGCTACAGCGGAGGCAAAGACAGTGCCGTTGTACTGGACCTTTGTCACCGCTATTTTTCCAAGATTCATGTATTTTTCATGTACCAGATCGCCGGACTGAGCTTTCAAGAGGCGGTTTTGAAATGGGCAGAGAAAAAATACGGCGTTGAAATTTACCGGATGCCCCACTGGGAGGTGTCAGAGTTTTACCGCCACGGCACATTCTGCAAGCCAGACCCCAGCGTGCCGCCGATAAAGATCAAAGACGTTTACACCCATGTTCGCGGCGTGTTTGACTGCCATTGGATAGCAGCGGGTGAACGAGCCGCCGACAGCGTTGTCAGGCGCGCCCGCATCATCCAAGACGGCAGCATCAACGTCAAGCGCGGCAGGTTCTACCCCATTGCGTACTGGAACAAGGCGCAGACCTTGAATTACATCGAAAAGCACCAGCTTAAGGTGAGCGCAGAGGCGCGAGTGCTGGGGCATTCATTCCGTGGCCTGGACGCTGTTGATTTGATGGGTGTCAAAAAACACTACCCGGAAGACTTTGAGAAGATCATGGCCGCATTCCCTGAAGTCGGTGTGGAGATAGCGCACCAAGAGATGTATGGAAAAAATGGAAGTCACTAAACACCAGCGCTACACAATGGAACGCGTATTGCGCAGCTCGATCATTGAGCATCCAAAGAATCCCCGGCGCATCACCGACGCTGCAAAGAAGAAACTGCGCGACAAGATGAAAGATGTTGGCTTACTTCAGCCGCCTATCGTCAATCGCACCACGGGCTACCTGCTAAGCGGTCACCAGAGAATTGCCGTCATGGACAGCCTGGAGCGCTACAAAGACGGAAAAAACGATTATTTGATTGATGTTTCAATGGTCGAACTGGAGGAAAAAGCAGAGGCAGACATGCTTGTTTTCCTCAATAACGCCAGCGCCATGGGGACATGGGACACCAACTCGCTGGGCGACCTTATTTCAGAATTCAAATTCGAGGACATGGGATTTGAGCGGGTTGACATTGAAATGTTGTTCGATGGCGATGCCCGGTTTGATGGCATGTTTGAAGACTCGCTGCAAACCACCGAGGACAAAGGCGCGATAGCCAGCATCAAAGAAGAAAACCGCAAAAACGGAAAACAGAGCGGACTTGACCAGTTTGAGCAGAAAAAAGACCACCCAACCGACCTATCCGCCGACTTTTACGTCACGGTCATCTGCAAAGACCAAGCCGAAAAGCAAGCGCTGATGAGTCACCTGGGCATACCGCGCGGCGAGATGTACATCAGCCCCAGCGAGATATTCGCACTGAGCCGCAAATAATGGACTATCCATCGCCAATTCAGTGCGGACCTGACCCAAAAATCAGGCGGTGGCGCAACATGGCCGCTGCAAACCTGACGCGGGCAGAGCGTGCCATGAAGTTTGTCGAGATGTACTGCAAAGTTCCTGAAGGCGCTCACGTTGGTAAAAAAATCAGACTGGCAGCATTCCAGGAGCAGTTCTTTTACGCGATTTACGACAACCCGCACGGCACGCGCCGGGCATACTTGTCAATTGCACGAAAGTCAGGGAAAACCGGCCTCATTGCGTGCATCGTCCTAGTTCACCTGATCGGCCCCGAGGCCAAGCTGAATTCAAACATCCAAAGCGGCGCAAGATCACGCGACCAAGCAGCGCAGGTGTACAACTACGCATCAAAAATTGTGATGCTGTCGCCAGAATTACAGTCTGTGGTGCGTGAAGTACCCAGCAGCAAGCAGCTTATTGGCCTGCCGCTGAACACGGTTTACAAGGCAATGTCAGCCGAGGCAAAAACAGCGATGGGTGGTTCACCGTCGCTTGCGATTTTGGATGAGGTCGGTCAAATCAAAGGCCCGCAGGATGACTTTGTGGACGCTATCACAACCAGTCAAGGTGCCCATGAAAGCCCCTTGCTGATCGCCATTTCAACTATGGCGGCATCAGATTCGGATATGTTTTCAATCTGGATTGATGACGCTGCCAAGTCAAAAGACAAAAAGATTGTTTCGCACATTTACACCACGCCAAAAGAGTGCGAGTTGAACGACCGTAAAGGCTGGAAGGCATCCAACCCGGCAATGGGTATTTTTAGAAGCATTCCCGACTTGGAAGAGCAGGCCAACCAGGCCATGAGAATGCCAAGCGCGGAGCCGACCTTCAGAAACCTCTGCTTAAACCAGCGCTGCGAAATGGCGGCACCCTTTATCAGCCGTGGCGTGTGGATTTTGAACAGCGCCGAGGCGGACGACACCGTGTTTTACGAAGAACCCGTTTACTGCGGCATCGACCTATCAGGCAAAACCGACTTGACCAGCATGGTGATGATCGCCTATCGCGAAAAGTGGCACGTCAAAGCGTACTTTTGGACCCCCGCCAAGGGCTTGGCCGACAGATCAAAACGCGACCGCGCTCCATACGACGTATGGGAGAAAAACGGCTTCATCCGCACCATCCCCGGCGCATCGATTGACTACGAAGCGGTAGCGCGCGACATTGCCGACGTGCTGGTGGACTGCAACGTGGCAGCGGTGGCCTTTGACCGCTGGCGCTTTGACCTGCTGCAAAAAGAACTGCATGAGATCGGCGTACACCTGCCCATGTTGCCATTCGGCCAAGGTTTTCAAAGCATGAGCCCGGCCATTGACCAACTTGAAGAGCTGCTGCTGAACGAGCAAATGGCCCACGGCGGCAACCCTGTGCTGACCATGTGCATGGACAACGCCAGAATCGAACAAGACAGCGCGGGAAACAGAAAGTTGAACAAAGCCAAGGCAACCGGGCGCATTGATGGCGCGGTGGCGCTATGCATGGCTGTTGGCGTGTCAAAAAGTGCCGTCAAACAAGAACAATCCATCTACAACGAAGCCGTTTACCTATGACCAAAACCGAAAAAATAGCACTGGCCGCCATGACCACGGGGTTCATTGCCCTGGTGACAGGCGTTGCCATACTCAGCGTGGCCTATGCTGCCATCATCGCTGGCGTGCTGCTGATCGCCTTTGGTGTAGCG